TTTGTTATAAAAACAGTTGACTTTTATATGTAAAAGTGCTACTATTAGCTTGCAACAATTAATTAGCAAATATGTAAAGGAGAAAAAATCATGTTTGAATTACAATCTTGTAAAATCACCGGGAGAGAAAAAAAAGGTGATGTAAGCAATATGTTTACTGTTCATATTGCATCTTATGAATCAACTTTTGTTGATGAAAATAAAGAAGAGTACGTTTATTCGAGTGAACTTATTTATGTTAATAAAGTTCCATCATTAGTTGATTGCTTAAATGATGCAATTAGCGTATTTTTTATTAACGATACGTTAATCCCTATTCATAAGAAACATATAACATTTATTGAAATTTGCAATATGATAAAATCAAAATATTTCGATCTGTACATAAACGGCACTTTATATAAAAGGCGTTTATGCTTGAATAATGTAAACTATGTTTGTTCATTCTTGAAAAGAAATGGGTTGTTTGTTTATGATGTAACACAGTCACTCACAGCACCAAGTGAATATAATTTATTAGTAAAAAAGGAGATTAAATAATGTTAAAATCACATATCAAAATTACCTGCCATCCTTATGATGGTAATTCCAGAACAAAAGCCTTTATCGATCTGACTTTAGATGATACGTTAGTGATAAAAGGATTCACACTGATTGAGTGGGGAAATGGTTTGTTTTTGGCATTTCCAAGTAAAAAAGGAAGTGATGATAATTTTCACGATACTACATATATCTTGGACAAAGAATATAAAAAATTATTGGAAGACGCTTGTATTAAAAAATACAATGAAACAGTTAATAAATCTGATAAATCAGGTAAATCACATTTTTCATAAAACTTATAAGGTGTACTGTTATAGTACACCTTTTTTTCAGTAAAGGAGTATCAAATGAATATATATGATAAAAACGGATGGTTAGACATTCCAAAAATCGTAAATACTTGTGAAAAAAACGAGATAAATTTTATCTTTATTATCGGTGCTCGTCGTACCGGAAAAACATATGGAATCTTTAAACATTTCATTGAGGATGTTTTTTCAAAGGATGAAAAAGTAATCTATATGAGAAGAAAAACAACTCAAATAGATTCCGTATTGGTTGATACTATGAATCCTTGGATTGACATTAATCATGATCTTCATAGGAATTTCTATTTTAAAAAGGTAAAAGGGGAAAAGACCCGGGTATCATTGCAAGAAATCAACGAAGCCGGAGAAGAAATATATCATGGTGAAGCTTTTAGTCTTACTAGTTTAATGAATAATCGAGGATTCTCAGGATCCGACTTTTCAGAGGGAATCTATGATGAGTTTATTCCAGAGAAGCTTGACAAAAGAATTAAAGGTGAAGAAGATGCTTTTCTGAATGGAGTAGAAACTATTTCCGGCAACCGTGAGTTACTTGGGGTAAAACCTTTTCGTTGGTGGATTGTTTCAAATAGTAATACTCTTGACTCTCCGCTTATCCAGTCTTTTGGGTTGCTTTCAAACTTAGAAAAAATGAAGAAGACCGGACAGGAATTTTCCATGTTAAAAGATCGTGGAATAATCATTATTTTGATTAACAAAAGTCCCATTTCAGAAAAGAAAAGAAAGACAGCTCTTTATAAAGCTCTTACCGGAAGTACAGATTTTGAAAAAATGGCTCTCGACAATGAATTTGCATATGATGACACAAGTTCTATACAGTCGGAAGATTTGAGAAAATATAGATTGATATGCATAGTTGGTTCACTTGGGATTTATGAACACAAAAATGAAGCTAAACTTTACATAAGCGATCATATTTCCGGAACGTGTAAAGATAGCTTTCCTGACAGTGAGTTAGGGAAATCTCAGTTTAAGTTTTATTATTCATGGGTATACAACTATATTATTAGTAATAGAATTTCTTATCAGAATCTGACTGTAAAATTTTATCTTGATAAAATTTTCAATATATGATATATATATAAATAAGGGGAAGCAGCTACATCAACCGTCGGAAACGGATGCTATAATGGGATGATTACCCGTAAGTTTCCCCTTATTTTTTATTCATTAGTATTCGTTTCTTTTTTTCAAGAAAGGAGAAAAAAACAAAAATGAAAATTGAAGATTTAGTTGTACTTGCAAATGCAGGTTTTTCAAAAGATGAAATTCTTGGATTTGCAGGGCAGAACCAGAACCAGAACCAGAACCAGAACCAGAACCAGAACCAGAACCAGAATCAGAACCAGAATCAGAACCAGAACCAGAACCAGAACCAGAATCAGAACCAGAACCAGAACCAGAACCAGAACCAGAACCAGAACCAGAATGAAATGGTGCTTGATGCTATCAATAAATTGACAGCCACTATTCAGGCTTCAAATATTCAGAACACTGGAAATAGTGGGGTAAATTCACCAAGAACAGAAAAAGACATTATCAATGATATGATGAAGATCATGAATTAGAAAGGAAGTGTATTAAATTGGCTGTAAATAGTTTAACTCCGCAGGATGCCTATACTCTTATTAGTTCCATTGCTAAACAGGCTACAGGTCGTTCTGACCTTGTGGCGACTGACACAAGTTCTTTTGTTTCCGTTGGGGGGACACTGTTACGTACAGGAGTAGAAAACACACTGAAAGCTATGTCTACAGTATTTGCGGAAACGTATTTTGCAAATGAATCTTATACTGGTAAATTAAGGACAGTCGAACAGACAAATGTTCGTTGGGGTGCTATCGTCAGAGAGATTACGTCCCTGTCAATGGATCCAGAACAGTCTGATGATTGGAACACAGAGCAGAATCCAAACACTTTGGATGATGGCAAGTCTATTGACATGTATAAGATTCATAAGCCGAAAGTGCTTGAACTCAAGTTTTACGGAACAAAGTTGTTACAGAGATCAATCACAAGATTCCGTGACCAGCTGGCACTTGCTTTTTCTAGCGAGGAAGAATTTCTCAGATTTTACGAAGCTGTTATGATTGAGTTTCGTAATGATATTGAGATGGATCGTGAGAGTGAACGTCGTGCAACCATGCTAAACTATATGGCTGGCTTATCATCTCTTGGTATGGAAGTTGACCTTGCACATGAGTTTAACACAGAGAATGGAACACAGTACACAAGAAAGCAGTTACTTTCCGAGCACCGTAATAAGTTTATGCCGTTCGTTGTTGCTCGAATCAAGCTTGATTCTGAAAAGATGACAGAGAGATCAACTAAGTACAGATTTACTATCAAAGGCTTTGAAGACCTTTTGAGATTCACACGGAAAGAAAATCAGCGACTTATGATGCTGTCAAGTTTCTGGATCGACTCTGAAACACAGACATTACCGTATGTGTTTGATGATAAAAATTTACAGATCGAGAACAAAGAACTTGTAAACTGGTGGCAGTCAGCTGATAATGAATCAGCTATCCAGATTACTCCGTCCATCATTGGAGCAGATGGAAATGCAAAACAGGCAGAAACAGAGGTCAACTTACCTTATGTTCTGGGGGTACTGTATGACCGTCGTGCTATGGGGGTCAACTGGCAGTTTGATTACAGTTCGACAACTCCGTTCAACAGCCGAGGGGGCTACTATAACATGTTTGTACATTCCAGAAAAAACTACTGGAACAACTTCACACATAACGGAATCCTGTATGTGATCGGGGAGGGTGTATAATGTTAGCAGCAAACATAAAAGTACCTGCTGGCGGTTCAATAGTAGTTACATTTCCTTTTGAATCTGTTCCGGTGAGAAGGCTTTTAATGAATGTGGCAGCTACTGGTCTAGTTTTGTGGTATGACAGTATTCCCTTAATAAATTCAAGTTTATACACTGCATTGTATGAATTAAAATTTGAATCGTATTATGGTTACCCTGATGGTTCGCACTTTAAACTCACAAATAACACAAACAATGATACGTATGTGAAAGTATTAATTGATACAGTACCTGGCACACAAGTTAATGAGAATTATTTTACGGAGGTTAAAATATGATGGACACATTCCTAACTATTTTAGGCAACTACGCTTTTCCGATCGTATGCTGTTGTGCTATGGCGTACTTTGTGAAATACATGTATGACCAGACTAACGAACAAGTTGATAAACTCAATGATGAACACAAAGACGAGGTTGACAACTTATCAAATGTGATTAAAAATAACACAGTTGCCCTTGAAAAAATGAACTCGCTAATTGAACACTTAGGAAAGCAGGTATAAACATGACAGCGAATGAACTCGTAGTATATGCAAATAATTTAATTGGTACTCCTTATGTGTGGGGTGGTTCAACACCCGCACATGGACTTGACTGCTCTGGATTGCTTTACTGGATCCAGAGAACAGCCGGCTCAAATGTCGGAAGACTTACTGCTTCCGGTTATTCCAAGATTGGAACAAAGATTCCGATTGGGCAACAAAAAGTAGGTGACTTTCTCTTTTTTGGCTATCCAGTTACTCACTGTGCAATTTTTATTGGCAACGGCTATATGATCGAGAGTAGAGGGGGTAGAAAAAACACTGCTGACAATCCCGGAGTTGGTGTAGTCAAAAGCCTTGTCACTCGCAGGTCTGACTTATCTTGCATCCGCAGAGTGTGGGATGAAGATTATAAAGAATCATTGAGTTATTTGATTGGAAAAAGTTATAAGACCAAAGTAGATCATTTGCATGTACGCTATAGCATATGGGGACAGATCAAAGAGTATGCACAGCTGACAGTGGATGGAATGAGGCACGCTTATTCAGATGGGTGCTTGAAAAAAGGAACCACAGTCACTGTAAAGGAAGTCAAAAAGGATGAGACAGGAGCAACATGGGTTAGGATCCCATCCGGTTGGATCTGTGCCATTACTTCAAAAGGAGATATATACCTATCATGACAGAAATATTTTTGTATCATTTTTCAAAAAAGAAAAATTCTACAAAACGCCCTACAGGGCAGGGGACAGAAGTTCTCTGCCTTTTAAAATCTGCAACTACATTTCAGAATCCTACGTTTATTTTACAAAGACCAATGAATGAGATCTTACAATTTAACTATGCAAAGTGGGCAGATCATTATTATTTTGTTGATTCAACTACTTCAATCAATGCAGGACAAACTGAAATTAGTTGTACTGAGGACGTCTTGGCAACTTACAAAAACGAAATCGGTAATTATACCTGCTTCATTGAACGCTCAAACCATCAAGATCCTTTGCTTGATGATCCGCTTTATTTACCCACTGAGGAGTGGCAGAAGCAGGACACTATAGTAGCACAGCCAGTTAATGTATTTGTTAATGGTTATGCAGGCAACTACATTATGCGAATCGTAGGAGCGGCAGGAATTGAAGTCTATTATATTACGGAGAAACAGTTAAATTTACTTGTTAGCTTCATGTATACTGCTGATAACTTCCAAGAGTTGATTGATAACGCAACAACAAAGTTTCTTTTCGATCCTGCAAAATACATTATTGATTTAAAATGGCTACCGTTTCGGTCAAACACTTTTATATCAATGATGAATGAAGTGAATCTTGGGTACTGGGATTCCGGAGTACAGGCATTATTGATTGGTGGTGCTTCAAATAGTCCGGTGGTTCATTTTTCCTACAATCTTGAACTGACTAATCCACTTTATTCTAATACAGATTTTCGATTTTACAATGGTAATTTTAGTCGTTACTTTGTACAACTTCCTTGCGTTGGAGTAGTTCCGGTAGATATTACAAAGACAAATAATGGTCAGTTATTAGCCGATTACTATTTCGATGCATATTCTGGAATATCTGATGTATGGCTAAAATCTGGAAGTAGTGTAATATGTCATTATCAATGTCAGATGACGGTTCCTGTAAACATAGCAGGTACAAATGTAAACATTGGTGATGCATTGATCGGTGGTTTATCCACCGTCTCATCTGCTATGACAGGAAATGCACTTGAAGTATCTTCCGGAGTGCTTAATACTGTACATTCCATTTTATCTCCAGAAGTCACAAGTATTGGTGCGGTTGGATCAGTGGGGGGGATTCTCAATAATCTTGACGCATCCGTAATCTGCTATACAAGAATGAGCACGGAACCGAACGGTGCAAGTGAGGGGTATGCAGATGGAAACACTCGCAAGATTTCAACCTGTTCCGGCTATCTCAGATGCAGAAATGCATCAATAGAAATCAGTGGATTTACCGGAGATCAAGAAGCAGTAAACAACTACTTAAATAGTGGTTTTTATTATGAATAATGTTTCACGTGAAACATAGAAAGAGGTGAAAAATTATGTGGTGTCCGATTGGATTTGATAAAATCAATATCATTTCAAATTACTTCCAACCATCGGGGATCAAGGCAGACAGTCTATATACTGACACGTTTGATCGTATGCTGTATGAGAGAGTTTGTTCTATTTTCGATATAACATACAATGCAAATTTTGACATTGACTATTTTAAGTTTTGCCTGCTTGGTGGGGGATTTATCGCAATCACATACACTCCTGCATATGGACTGATCGCTCAGTATCCTGCAATCAGTGGATATGATATGTATTGCAAACCAACGCTTGCAAGCATTAACACATATGCTACCAATGCAAACATAGAATTACAGAATTTAAAGATTGGTACAGATTGCAGTGTGATCTATTTACGTCCGTCTAGATGCGGAATTTTTGACATTATCGGTTATTATAGTTATAAACTGGCTTTGGTAGCTTCTGCTTTTGACATGAACGTATTCAACAGCAAGTTAGCTTTTATGATAGCTGCCAAAAACAAAGCCGCTGCAAAAACACTGGAAAAAATCTATGACGAAGTGCAAGCAGGTAATCCCGCAGTTGCATATAACGCATCAATCAAAGATAATGAGAACGCAAACATGAGGGGGAAAAGTTCAGAACCTTTTGAGTATTTCAATAAAGATTTGAAAAACAACTTTATTTCAAAAGAGTTAATTGAGGTATTCGAAAAACTTCTTGACCAGTTTGATACAGAAGTCGGGATTCCGTCTGTCGGTTCTGATAAAAAAGAGCGTTTAAATGTTATGGAAACTGAAAAAAACGACATAGAATCTGTGACACGACTTACTACATGGCTAGAAACAATGCAGTCAGGGATTGACATGGCAAACAGTCTTTATCCCACTTTGAATCTAAACGTAAAAATAAGAGACTATAAAAAGGCAGGTGTAACAAATGGGGATGTATAGGATTACAATAGCCGGACTTTATGAATATGATCATACATTATTTGATAACATGACTTTTCCGGCAGAAGCTGACAAACAGAACTTTATTGACAGTTTAATTTTAAGCTATGGGGATTGCGAACCACTCTATCCGGATGGCGATTTTATGAAACACTCAGCTATTCCGGCATGGTCAAAAAAATGGCAGAATTCCATTGAACGGGTTTTCCTTGCATTAAAGAAAGAATACAACCCGATCGAGAACTATGACAGGCAGGAGACTTGGACGGATTCGCCAGATATTGAACGAAACACTGTAACAGGTGGTAAAGACAAAAACACCTTACAGGCAGGCAGAGGATCCGTTACGTCAAACACAGGAGCCGACACACTGGAAGAAAAAGTAAGTGCTTTTGATTCAAGTAGTTATCAGCCGTCAAAGGAAGATACAACAACTTACGGAAATAGTACAAAAATGGAAACATCTGGACAGGATGTAAACGATATCGAGTATGGCAGAACTGAAAAAAATACGGAAAAAGGAACTACTACACACACCGGACAGATTCACGGAAACATAGGCGTGACTACTTCACAACAAATGCTAGAATCGGAACTCCAACTGAGAAAGCAATCATTTATAGATTACTGTACAGGATTATTTGCCAGTGACTTACTGATTCTGGTTTATTAATATAGAAAGGAGAACACATAATGATTAGCACGTACCCTCACAGTTCCATGCAGGACATGAACTTAGACTATGTTTTAAAAGTAGCAAAGCAGGCAGGAGAGGATCATAAAGAATGGTCAGACATAAAAGGAACCGCACAAAAACAGATTGATGAAGCAATTAAAAAATCACTAGATTCCGGAGAGATTGGAAAAGTAGTTGATGATGCCACGAAAAAAATCTTGACGGATGAAATTGAACCGTTAAAAGGCACAGTAACCGAACAGGGTAAACTGATTTTTGATCTTGCAAAAAGAGACGGTTTATTCGATTTAAGTGGCAGAACTATCATTATTGGTGACAGCTACACAGTAGGGTATACTCCGGAAGGAAACATTACTCCTTGGACAGAACAGTTTTTGGATTACTGCTCTATAGATAACGTAACTATTAAAAGCAATGGCGGAGCGTCGTTTTCAACGTCTAACAACTCATTTCTTATGCTTCTAAATCAGATTGACGCTGATCCATCTGTAAAGCAGATCTTAGTAGTTGGTGGTTATAATGAGTACGGTTCTTATTCAGAAATTGAAAATGCAATCAACGCTTTCTATGGAGTGGCACAGACACGTTTTCCGAACGCTAAAATTTTTGTAGCAATGGTTGCATGGTCAGTGGACAGTACACAATGGAACAGGTTCAAAATTGCAAAGAGTGTGTATAACACACAGCGGAAAAATTGGAACTATCTTAATGGAAGTGAATATATTTTACACGCAGACGGATTCATGGGGTCGGACGGTTTTCATCCAAACACGACCGGACAGGAACGACTCGCTACCTACCTTGCGGAAGCAGTAAAAACCGGATCTTGTCATCCATCCTTTTATGAAGTAACCGCTAACTTTGAAGCAGGAGATTTTAGAGCAGCTCTTGGAAGTAGTTGGATTTTTGTTACAAACTACAACGAAAATACTAGTAATATCATTTGGAGCGATTATGTTTGTCTTCCAAACAGCGGTGAACTTGTTTGTAATGGTACAGAATACTATCTCGGACGCATCTATTCTACCAGTTTTATTGGAGATGGAAACGGGTATACTTGCTATCCTACTACTGTGATCGTAAAATCTGGATCCGATTTTTATCACATTCCGGCACAGTTGAATTTCCGAGCTAGACAGATTTATCTTGCTTTGTATGACATTAGTGATGATAAACATAACTACAGAACTTTGACAAACGTAACACAGGTACAGATTCACAGAGGATCCATTACAATGTAATGTTTCACATGAAACAAAAATAAAGGGATGCAAATTTGCATCCCTTTTAACTATATAAAACATCTTTTGTTTCAAACGGCAACGGCAACCCTGTTTCCTTATCATACGGAATCGTATGATCTAATTCATACTCCGTATCAGATAAACGGATTGCACATCCATACTCTATTTTGCACCCGTCAACAGTTATATTGTTAATTCCTTTGTTATAGAGGTATTCCGTTTTAAGCTTCCAGCTTGGGTCTTTTTTCCAGTCGTACGCACGACGGTAGTTTCTACGGTACGTAAGACTATTTCTATATATGAATCCCTTTTCAAAGTTATCTATATTGTCATCAAGGCAGTACACTCCGTCTTTTGGAACTCCTGCAACGGTCTGTTTTAGCTTTCCTTTTTCTCTATAACAGTAACGCTTGCTACCCATAGTCTTAAACTCCTCATATATACCGTCAAACTCAGCAATTCCTAGCGTGTGTGATTCTCCATTAAAGAGTACCGTTCCAATTCCTCGCTCCTCTGATTTCTTCATGATTTTTTCGTTATACTCAGCAAGTTTTTTCCTATCCCATTCCGTACCCTTAACGGAATCAGTGTCAGAATACATCCACCTTTTACAACACTTCCCAAGGTCAAATAACTCAGCCTGTGCATAGGCTGCTACCCATACCCCCCATTGATATGGTAGAAAAGAATTTCTACTATTGTAATACTTTTGTAACTTTTCCTCATGTTCAGATTCTGTCAGAACATCACTCCATATTCCGGTTTCGTAATCTTCTTCAAACATGGATTGAATCATCTTTTGAACCATTATGCCATAGATTCCATTAAGTTCCCCTTTTGAAATCATATAAAGCACCGGGTCTGCATGTTTCAACGTGTTCTTATGTTCGAATAGTTCTATTACATAATTAATAATCCAATCCGGCAAGTAGTCTTTCTTTGCACGTATGACGTTTGCAACGTCAGCCCATTCAAAGTCATAGGCTTCAAAAATGACTTGTAAATCCGGATCAGTAAACGGATAGATTACAAGATCCGCATTAACGATTTTGCCATTATCAAGATTCAATTCCATAGCTTTCTTTTTACTTATCTTATCTGCATCTGGAAACAAGCAAACTTTTGCTTTGTGAAAAGCAAGCGGTGGCATAGGATGATCTTTTTTCAAGCGTAGTTTTTTCAATCGTACATAACCAGCAAAACAATAATGCTCTTTTAGCTCCATGATTTCATGCAACGATAACTTTGTAGGAACAAAGTTTGTCATAGGAAACTTTTCATATACGATTCTGGCAGGATAAGAGCTTGTAAAATCGTAGCACTCCACCGGTTCAGTAATTAATTGATTGACATAGTACCGGTTCGCATGAGTATAACCACCGTGATAGCAGGCTGTGAGCAACTCGTACTGATCTAAACTAAGTTGCATTGACATAAATTTCTTATGCCATTTCTTATCCTTGCGTGATCTTGATCTTGCTTGGTTACGGATAAAGCCTGTATTTGTCAATGGGGCAGTAGCAACAGTTACGTTTCTTTGAGATAAATAGAGCCGTAAAGCTTTACACAGGCAAATAGTATCAACACAGACATAAGCTAATTCATTTACAGTACGCCCAGATTCAGGGGTTCTTTTCTTTTTATAGTCCCATGTACCAGTAGCTTTTTCAAGTGTCCCCATGTCCTTACAGAGACGTTCAAGAGTGCGTTGCGTAAGTATAGCACTATCACGGATTTCAACACCAAAAGACTTCCATTGCATAAATACATACCTATGAGTTTTAACAGCTAATTTGCGATCCGGAACACCAAACTTATCTAATAGATGATTACGCAAAAACATATAGTCATATGATAGGTTATGTATATAAAACCGCACTGTATGTTCTTTATCAGCATGAAGCGTGTCACAGATCCGGTCAATCGTATTGATAAGATCACGTACATGATTACCATACAAACAACTATCATTTTCTATCGTTATAGTCCAATCAGTAATCCATCCAATGTCTTCATTATCAGACACATAGGTCTCAGTGTCTATAGTTATGATTTTTTCATAAAAAGACTGGTAATGTCCTGCATTACTTTTACGTATGAAATTACCGTCAAAAAGACGCATATAATCGTAGTCTTTATATAATACCACTGGATATCCTGCTATAACCATTTTTTTTTTTACCTCTTGTATTTATATTTCAGTGCTTCTGCTTCTCCTGAGAACCCTAGTGACTTTGCTACGTCATCCGCTCTATCTATGTCTGTGCGGTCTCTGAACTCTTCCAATTTGCTAATTATTTCATTCATTGTTTCACCGTCTCGCAAAGCTTTTCCAACTAACTCTACAGCCTGTTCCGAAGAGTACAACAGACTTATAATTTCAAAAGCATATGATTGAAAAAATGCACTCATTTCACTTGTATCTTTGAATTCAAGACCATATTCAGACAGTTTCTCACGTCTCTTTTTTATGATTGACTTCCAACCTGGCACTGTAGAACTTTTTTCTTTAAGCACATCTTGCATCATCTTCACTTGCTTTCGCATGGAAGATAACTGCATATAAAGCACGTTACGATCGCTATAATCAAATTTTATTTTTTCTCTTATTCTTTTCTTATAGCCAAACTTTTTAAGGATTACATTGTAATCCGCGTATGCACCACCAGATTCACTGGTAAAGCCTGCTCTCTCTAATCTAAGCATTCTCTGATTTAGACGTTTAGCCAGACTTGTGTAAAGTCTGGCTAATTCTTTTCCATTAATTTTATAAGGATTAACATCCTGCCCCTTGGTTGTGATTCTTTCTGTACCCTTTAAAGCCATTACTACTCCTTTCTGAACCTTGGTGCAATCCAATCATCACACTGTTCAAAAGTACCATCCGGGTATACCTCAATACCCTTTACCCATTTTAGAAACATAGTAGGACGTTTATAACCGGACGCTTTAAACTCTCCCCAGAGACCGTTATAATCCATGAACTCTGTGACCGCATCTGCTTTTTTCTTTGCGTAGTAGCTATAAATTGCATTAAGTTGTGATTTATTTCTTTTCATTGTACATTCTCACCTTTCCTATTTTTATACTTCTGCCAAGAGTTTATTGTATTGCTTGTTGCAAGCTAATAGTAGCACTTTTACATATAAAAGTCAACTGTTTTTATAACAAAGTATTAAAGTCAGACAGATTGATAAATTGTCTGAAT